AAGAATATGCGAGAGTTCATTCGCAAAGGCAGAATCTTTGGTATTCGGATTGCCATGTTCAAGGTTATGTCAACTGACCCTGATTACTATGAAAAGCCATTTAACATTGATGGCATTACGGCAGGAAGCTATAAAGGCATAGTGCAAGTTGATCCATACTGGACAGCTCCTATGCTGGATGGTGCTTCTGCAAGTCAGCCTGATACTCTACATTTTTATGAACCTACTTGGTGGATCATTAATGGCAAAAAGATTCATAGAAGCCATTTAATCATTTTCCGTCATGCTGAACCAGTAGATGTATTAAAGCCTAATTACCTTTATGGTGGCATTCCACTTTCACAGCAGATTATGGAACGGGTTTATGCCTCTGAGCGCACAGCGAATGAGGCACCTCAATTAGCAATGACCAAACGCACTACTGTTTGGCTTACAGACATGGAAGCAGTAATGTCAAATTCCAATGCCGCTATTGAACGCTTGCAACAATGGTCACAATATCGAGATAACTTTGGTGTCAAGTTGGGTGATAAAGAAGGTGATGAATTCAGTCAATTTGATACCTCCCTTGCTGATATGGATGCACTTATCATGACTCAATACCAGCTTGTTGCCGCTATTGCTGGAGTACCAGCCACTAAATTGATTGGAACTTCTCCTAAAGGATTCAATTCTTCAGGTGATTATGAGGAAGCAAGCTATCACGAGCTATTGGAATCAATACAAACCCATGACCTTACTCCATTGGCTGAACGGCATCATGCTTTAGTAATGAAAGCGTATGTAATCCCTAAATTGGGCGCAATGGATGTAGAAACAACCTTGAATTGGTTGCCTCTTGATACTCCTACTGCTGAAGAATTAGCGTCTACTAACTTTATTAAAGCTCAAACCTCTGCAATTCTTATCCAATCAGGTGCTTTATCTAGTGAAGATGAGCGTCAACGTATTGCTACTGATAAACAAAGTGGTTATAACGAATTAGGCATCATGGAAGAAAGTCCTAATGATGAAGACCTTGAAGATGATCCCGAAGATGATCCTGATGGTGGAGAAGAACAGCCTTTTGATAGAGTAACTGATGCGTTAGATGCTGATGAGCAGTGGATTACTGTTAATGGTGCTCATGTCCTTATTGATGGCAAGGGAAATGTAAAAGAAGGTCCTGCGGCTCTAAAAAAGGGTAAATTTACTTCTGCCAAAGGTAATGAATATAAAACAATAGGAAGTAATAAGGTTTCAAGCTCTACTGGCGAAACTACAAATAAAGAAAAACATACCATTCTTCATGAGGGCAAGGAGGCTGGGACTGTATCTTCAGGAACAGGCACTAAATCTTTTAATAAGAGTGCTAATGGAAAAATTGCAAGTCATAAAGAAATAACTCAATGGGGTGTAAGCATTCCTGCTGAACAACATAATGTTAAATCGCATGAAGGCAGAGAATATAGTGCTAGTGGCTTTTCTTCCAAGAGTAGAGCTTTAGAGCATTTTGGTGAACGTCATAATCCTAAACAAAACACTGAACATTCCCAAGAAAAATCAAAAAACGTAGAACAGCCATTTAATAAAGTGGAAGACGCTAAAGATTTTGGATCTGTTGTTAAAGCTGAAAAAGCTTTTGTTTTAGATGGTTTAAATAACCCAAAAGAAGCGGCTCATGCTCACATGGAAGCGGCTAGGGCTTATGAAAAAGAAGGCAAATTAGACCTAGCTAAACAACATTCAGATTCAGCCAAAAAACATTTAGATAATCTTTATAAAAAATAAGCTAAATGAAGCCAATTAAAAAGCCTGATCCTAAAGATGGTTTGATTGGTGGAGCTTTAAGACCTAATGCTGGAATTTCTGCTGATTTTGCCAAACCTATCATTGATTTGGTGGGTTTAATGTATCGTGACGTAAAACGAGAAATAGAGCGTACTTTTAAAGAAACCAATTTTGGTTCTGCAATGGATGCTTCTACATCTAGCCAATCTAGGATTATTTTGAACTATTTGCTCAAAAAATGGACAACAAGATTTGACAAACTAGCAAAACGAGCTGTAGATCGCATGATTTCTAGAACTATGCGTAATTCATCAGTTACGTTAGGAATGTCTCTTAAAGATGCTAGTAAAGATTTCACTATCAACACTTCATTTAGTGATGCTGTACTTCAAGACGTAATCAAGGCAAGCACTCTAGAAGCCAGCAATTTAATCAAACTCATACCCCAAAAGTACATTGGAGAGGTTCAAGGTGCTGTTATGAGAAGTATTACTACTGGAAATGGTTTACAAGACCTTGTGCCTTTTCTCACAAAGAAATATCATGGTAATGTCCGTCATGCTAAAAATGTAGCCCTCGATCAAACTCGTAAGGCTTATCAATCAATTAATACTGCCAAACTTAAAGCTTTGGGGGTTAAGAAATTTATTTGGATTCATTCAGGCGGGGGAAAAGAGCCTAGACCGCTTCATGTCAAAATGTCAGGTAATGAATATTCATTTGACGATCCTCCGTATATTGGTATGATGTATGGAAACGAAGTACGGGGATTACCCGCAGATTTACCCAATTGTCGCTGTATTTGCAAACCCATCATCACTTTTGACTTAGAGGAATAAAAATGAAAGAATTTACAGGAAATGGCGACCATGCGTTAGCCACTATGCAGTCCAATGTTACTTCAAATCAAAACATCGGTATGACTGGTCGTTACAGTATGGTGTGTCATGATAAAGATGGTAATTTCAAATGGGCTGAAGAGTTTGAAAACCAAGTGAATCAAATCGGTAAGATTTTAATGCTTACAGCACTTTTGGAAACTACTACTACTTTAGTAGGTCCATTCTTGGGATTGATTAATGCAACCCCTACATTTTCACCCCTTGACACAATGTCTTCCCATGCTGGATGGACAGAGTTTACTAATTACACTGTAGGTGGTTCCGCTGTTCGTGGCACTGCTGTGTTTGCAACCCCTACTGGTAATGCTAATGCAACACCGGGTTCAAACATTGTTACTGCCACTGCTACTGCAATTACTTACACCATCACTGGTGCTGGTGGAACTGTTGCTGGTTGCTTTTTGGTAACAGGTTCAGGTGCATCAGCAACTCAATCTTCAACCACTGGCATATTGTATAGCTCAGGTGCATTTGGTACAGCCAAAATCACTACAGCGGGTGATACAGTTTCAGTAACTTACAGCACAACAGCAACCTCTTAATAGGAGTCTTAAATGACTTTAGCACTATATGATCGAGTACAGCAAACGGGTACTGCTAACACCACTGTTAGCTTTACTCTTTCAGGTAGTGTAGCTGGCTATCAATCTTTTGTTGCCGTTGGTAATGGTAATACCACTTACTATGGTTCATTTGATACATCAGGAAATTGGGAAGTAGGTCTAGGGACTTATTCAACAACAGGTCCAACTTTAACTAGAACAACCATTTTATCTTCCAGCAATGGAGGTTTAGCGGTGACATTCTCAGGTACAGTCAATGTCTTTATAACTTATCCCTCTGAAAAATCCGTAAACCAAGATGCTTCTAATAACGTTACTCTCCCCGCTGGTTTAACTGTTATTAATGACGCTTCTATATCAGGTCTTACTGTTGGTAAGGGTGGTGGTGGTGCAATTAATACTGCTTTTGGAGCATATGCGTTAGCAGCAGTAAATACGGGAAATTACAATACTGGTATTGGAAATAGTGCTTTAAATGCAAACACTTCAGGTGCTCTTAATACAGGAATTGGACAAAGTGCATTAACTTCAAATACTTCAGGCAGTTATAATTCAGCTATTGGTGGGCAAACATTACAAACAAACACAACTGGTTCATATAACACAGCTATAGGAGATGCATCTCTTTACTCAAACACCACCGCATCTAACAACACAGCAGTAGGTTATCAAGCTGGGTATAGCAATACTACTGGTGTTCAAAATGCCATGTTTGGTTATCAAACTGGATATTCAAACACTACAAGTAATTATGCCGCTTATTTTGGTCAGATGGCTGGATACAGTACAACTGGTGGTTTTAATACATTTATTGGCTCAGGTGCTGGCTACTCTGTTAGTTCAGGTGCTAAAAACACCATTATTGGAGGCTACACAGGCAATCAAGGCGGACTAGACATCCGTACAGCAAGTAACTACATTGTGTTATCTGATGGTGATGGTAATCCTAGGGGTATTTTTGATGCTAGTGGAACACTTTATGTTGGACCAGTAAATGGCAGTTTAATTTTTACCAATACTGTTGGTTATTACACAAGAGGTGGCTCTGGTTTTCAAAGAAATCAAACAGCTAATAGCTCTGATTGGGGAATAACATCAACTAATGGTAGTATTTGTAATTTTTATTCATGGAATGGAAGTGCATCAGTATTGGCAGGACAAATTAGTGTAAATGGTGCTACAACTGCATATAACTCTGTTTCAGATTATCGTTTAAAAGAAAATATTGCGCCTATGATAGGTGCTTTAGATAAAATTTCTCAATTAAATCCTGTTACCTATACATTTAAAGATGGCGGTCAAAAATCAGAAGGTTTTATTGCTCACGAATTACAAGCTATTGTTCCTGATGCGGTAACTGGTGAAAAAGACGCTATCAAAGAAGATGGCACACCTGAGTATCAAGGTGTAGATTCATCATTTTTAATTGCAACTTTGACTGCTGCAATCCAAGAACTGAAACTCATCTCCGATGAACAAACGGTAAAACTAGAAGCACAAGCAGACCTCATTACAACAATGCAAGCCAAGCTAAAAGATGCTGGCGTACTAGGATTCTAAAATGACAACAATCGACATGGTTACACCAGAAGAAGTACAACGCAATTACGATGCCGCAATGGATAGCGTAACTCTACTTAACGCTGGCAAGCCTGAACTAATGACTGACGAAGATTGGGCAGATACGGTTAAGCGTAATAAAGAACACTTAGAGATTCAAATTGCTAAAGGTGTAGAGTTTTATGGCGAACATGATTTAACGCCATTTGAGAACGCAGTAAAAGGTTAATCAGCTACCTATTTAGCTGGTATTTTAGGAGAAACATTATGGGCGAAAAACAACTAACCCCTATAACTGTTAACGACAAGAACTACATCCTCGAAGATTTAACGGATGAACAGAAGTACCTGTTTCAAAATTGTGTAGACTTAGATAGAAAAATATCCTCTGCCCAATTCAATCTTTCACAACTTCAAGTGGGTAAAGAAGCGTTTATTAATAAGCTAGAAGCATCTTTAGCTCATAAGCCTGAAGTAGAAGTTTAAATAATAGTTTTATCTTTTTAAGGACAAGGGATGTTTGGTACATCGGCATTTAGCCAACTCCCTTTTTCTTCGACTTCAAACCATGCGTATGCCGTATCTATTACAGAGTCAGTTACATCATCAGACTCCAATACACAGAAATTCAGTTTTTTAGAAGTCATCACTGAAGCATTGACTTCAGCGGATTCAAAAACTTATTTTGCTGGATTTGTTGAAGCTCTTGCTGAAGCTCAATCATTAACTGATGTCAGCGTTCAACAAAGCACATTCTTACAAGTAATCACGGAGATTCAAACCGCTAATGAATCTGAGTCTATATCAGCTCAATTTACCATTAGTCGTGTTGAATCGTTTTCCAGTGATGATATAGATGTAATCAATACTACTTTTTCAGAATCAATTACTGAAAATTTATCTGTAACTGAAATCCCCGTCAACATTAATGAGGTCAATGCTTTTGGCTCTATGACCATGTTTGGCGGTGGTGCATTGGCTGGTAATGATCTTGAAACAGTATTGGGTATTGAAATTACAGCCCAATTCTCTGTCAGCGATTTTGAACCTTTTACTGCAAATGATTCCAACAGTGAACAATCAAGCTTTCTTGAGTCTATTGTTGAGCCTGTTGTTTCACAAGATACATTCCTTGAGCAAGACAACTATTTTGAGTCCATCACCGAGCCATTGGTGGCGAATGATTCTAACACCCAACAAAGTGCTTTCTTAGAGTCCATTACTGAAAATGTTGTTAGTTTTGAGGCATTTAGTGTACAAAACAACTTTTTTGAAGCTATCTCTGAGCCCATT